CCGCCGCCTCCGTTTCCTCGTCCGCCGCCGCCCATCTCCAGGGGAATGTAGCGGCTGCCGTCGCTGTCGCCGGAATAGCCGTAGTTGCTGCGGATGCGCTCCACATAGTCGTGGGCGTCTGCCCAGGTCGTTTTGCCTGCCGCCGCTGCCGCCCGGACCTCCGCCGCGCTCCGCAGCTCGTCATTGGAAAAATGCTCCTGGTCATATACGCTGCCGCCGTAGCTGCCCCGGTCGCTGCCGCCGCCCACCGTGTCGGCGCTGGGCGCGGCGGCCTTGCCGGTCTTGCTTCCGGTCTTGATGGCGCTGGTGGCATAGCCGTTCTCGTTATAGCTGATGTTGTAGCCGCCCTTGGAGACGGTCTTGCCCGCCAGGTCTTTGTTCCTGGACATATCGGGTTTTGCCATGTCGGATTACCTCCTCTTTCAGTTGGTTTTCTGCTCCAGCGCCGTCACGCGGGCTGCCAGCTTGTTGTACTCGCTGCCCAGCGTGCTCACGCTCTGCTGCACCCCGGAGAGGGTGGTTTGCAGGCTGGAGACCTTGCTGTTCAGCCCCTCCACACTGGTCTGTATGGCGGTCATGCTCTTTTGAAGCTGCCCCAGCATGAAGTCCAGATTTTCTTGCAGGTTTCTTGTATAGTTGCACAGAGATTTTACGGTCCCGTTCACGTCGTTGCGGTCAAACGAAGGAGGGGAGCCGGGGAGGGTGGTTGCCATGCCCTGTCACCCCCCCTTAATATTCGCTGCCCAGGGCGAAGTCCCGGATGATGCTCTTGACCAGGCATCCGCCCTTGCCGGACAGCCGGATGCGGAAGTTGTCGCACCGCACCGGCAGGATGGGGACTTGCAGGGTCTTGGCCCGCTCGTTGTGGGTGGAGAACACCTGCCGGAAGGGCTTGCCGTCCGTGCTGATCTCCACCTTAAGCCAGGCCCCGGCCTCCAGGTCCGCCCGCAGGTACAGCTTGGAATAGCACTTGCGCCCGTGGCTCGTCTCGTCCATCTGGCACAGCGTTGCGCTCCAGTTCACCAGGCCCTCCTCGGAGTAGTCCTGCCCGGTTGTCATCAGCTTGCCCGTGGCCCCGTCCAGGAAGTAGAGCGTCCCGTCCAGATAGGCCCAGTCCAGCGCGTGGGTCGCGTCCTCCCGCAGCCAGATGGCCCGCAGCGTATCAAAGACGTACAGCTCCCAGTCGCCCTTCTCCGTCCGCATGGAGATGTAGTAGCGCTCGCCGTCCGTGCCGCCCACCGCGTCGAAGAAGCGCCGGGTCCCGAAGTTCTCCGTCAGCAGCTCCGGGGTCCCGCCGGAGTAGGCGTACACGCCGTTGCGGCCCTTGTAGAACAGCGTCTCGTTGATGACGGCCAGGGACTTCTCGCTGCCCTTCTGGATGCCGGGCACCGTGTAGGTGTAGATTTCATACTGCGCCGGATAGCTGCCCAGGACCTTGTGCAGGCAATTCTCTTTCCAGAACAGCACCGTGCTGGAGTAGGCGATGCACCCGGTGAACTCGCCCTCCGTGCCCACGGCCACGGCGTAGCTGTCCGTGGACACCCCGTCGTAGACGTAGAAGTTGGTCGGGTCGCCCAGGGCGCTGGCATAGATGGTCTTGCCCTCCGCGCCCCAGATGCGGTTATCGCACTCGCAGATGCACGTCAGGTCCGGTACCTTCCGCTCCAGCATCACCGTCCCGGCCTCCGCGCCGGTCTTGGTGAAGATGTCCTTGGTGAAGGTCAGCTTCCGCGCCTCCAGGGAGCGGATGATGTGGCTGCCATTGTTCGCGGCGCAGGTCGTACAGCCGGAGATTTCGATTGCGTCTCCGGCCTTGAAAAGCTCGTCGAAGCCTGGGTATTTGTGCAGCGCCGCCGTGTGCAGCAGATAGGTGATCTGGTAGGTCCCGTCGCTCTGCTTTGCGCTGCTCTGTACCACCATGTACTCCTTGGAGCTGTCGCAGTCGTATTGAATGTAATCGCCCGCCTTGAGCTTGTCCGGGGTCCCTGCGGTCCCGCCGCTCATAGTCAGCGCTCCCGTGGTCTTGTTCACGCTGGCCCCGGTGTAGGCGGTGATGGATGTGTCGGCGGCCACGCTGCCCTTGGTCTCTGCGTTTTCCGCCGCCTGGTCGATGTAGCTCTGCTCCGGCACGGTCAGGGTGTTGGCCGTGAAGGTCACGTCGCCGGGGAAGCCGGGGTATTCCGCCGCCAGCATCCCAAACTTCTCTGTCTCCGTGTCGTAGTAGACCTTATCGGGGAAAATGACGATTTTGGTGTTGATGGTGGCAAACTGCTTTTCGCCCGCAGTCACATGGCCCACCACCTTGCCGTCATAGAGAAAGTCGGTCCCGTCCACCACGCACAGCTTCCCCCGTGCGTACAGCCCCGTGGGGCTGGTGTAGGTCCCGGCGGTCTTGCGCCCGTCCCGCTGACTGAGGCACGGGAAGCGGGCGGAGGAGAGGCCCCAGCTCTCTGCCAGCTCGCCGTCCCCGGCCCCCTGGCCGTAGTTCAGCCCGGCAAAGGCGATGATCTGCTTGCGGTTCTTGCCGGTCGCCGCCGTCATGTATGGCAGGTTCATCTCGCCCCTCCTCCTAAAATAGCCCCGTCAGACCCCCGCCGCCGATGGGCAGGTGCCTGCGGTGATACTGTTTCCGCCATTCGTCCAGCGCCGCGTTGTACGCCAGGGCGGAGTTGTTGTAGTTGTCGGCCTCCCGGTTGTAGAAGTCCACCTTGCTCATAAGGTACAGGTCGTACAGCCCGTCGTAGGGGGCCTCCACCAGCAGGGGCTTGTCCCCGTCCTCCGGGAACGCCTTGGGAAAATCCGGCAGGTCGGTCCAGCCGCACGCCGGACACAGGTTGCTGTCCATCACCCGGTCATAGGTGATCTCCGTCCCGCCGCAGGTGGGACAGACGGCGACGGGTCCCTTGGCCCCGCGCCCGCTCGTGAGCTGGTGCCGCAGGATGGTCTCCCGGTAGAGTTGCCCGTCCAGCTCCAGCAGCCACGCCGCCTTGGTCTCGTCGTCGATGGCGTCCGGCCTCGCCCGGTTCACCCGTTCGATAACTTCATTGATGCTCGGCATACCGCCGCCTCCTCTCATAGAATTTGCCGGGCAGCGGCACGCCGCCGCCCGGCTTTCTGGGTGCTTCTCTTACACCGCGCGGACCCACAGGCCGTTGTTCTTCACATACAGCCCGCCGTCGTTGCCCGGCACGCTCTCAACCGTGTAGCATCCATCGCTGTCTTTGCTGTCAGATACAACGATAGAAGATTTAAGATTAAAAGCGGGACGCGGCGCGAAGTAGGCGTAGTACACGCGGTCGCCGCTCACGGTGCCGTCGGCATCGCGGTGCCAGCCCTCCTGCTCGAACACAGCCCGGTCCACCATGGCCAGCGGGCAGAACACCGCGTTCAGGTAGACGTCCATCAGGTTCCGGAAGTCGGTCTCGTTGGGGGTTGCGAAGGGGTAGACCGTCTTGTCCGGGAAGGTCATCGCGTTCAGGAAGGACGCCATGCTGCTCTTGAGCAGCTGCAAAAACGGCGAGGTCACCGGG